CTGGTATCGGTGTCATCGCTGATAAGTCCGCACTTGCGGTGCTTGTCTCTGTTGACACACGAACGGAGCGTCAACGCGATGCTTCGCTGCGTGCTACCGAAGTTGTTATGACGGCTGATTACGGTGTCTTTGAATTGGATGACTCCCGTGGGGCAGGCGTCCAATTTGAGATCGGTGATCTTTCAACATCTTAATGGGGTTATGAGGTAGAGGGACATGGCAGGGATAACAGAACGGAACAAACAAAAGGTTGAGTTAGCCTCTCTTGGGTATTCATTGAAATACATCGATGAGTGGCAACCGAAAACTACGCTGTACAGGCATAAGCCTAGCTACAACGTAGAGGGACTCATCGTTGCTGACATAGGTACTACGACGCCAAACGTTCCGGGAAATCCTGACTATGTTCTTAGCAAAGCGCGTATCGGTCTATTCCCTTGGCCTCCAAGCATTACGTGCGAGTGCAAGTGGTGTGTAGATCGGAACGGTGAGAAGAAAGCCAAAGAGGTGAAGACGGAGGATGATTCCTCTGTCATCGCCGTCGGGGTCTAGCTAGGTGTAACGATTGGCCGTGCCTAGCGATATGCAAACAACGGCTGGTCATAGGACTTTGAGCCTGTAGAAAGGATTTTGTTATGGCATTTCCGGGGTTTGTTAACGGACATCATGGGATGGAGAAGGAATCGACGACATCAAAGCAGCGTCGATTAGGAACGAAGTTAGTTCTTCCTGATGGAAGGGTTTTCTTTTATGGATACACGGGTGAGGCCGTTACCGCTGGCAAGGTTACAATGGTTGCAGCTACAGCCTCCGGTCACATCAAGGACTTGGCTGTGGCAGCAGCAGTTTCTGCCGATGCTTCCGGTATTGGTGCTATTACTGTTACCAATGCGACCACCGCGATTTCTGGTTCTGAATACTACACAGAAAACAGGGGTGATGTTGGGGATTACGAAGATGGCTACATCTTTGTAAATGATGCTGCTGGTGAAGGTCAATGCTGGCCTATCTGGAGGCACTCTGCTGCTACAAGTAGCGGTACTCTGACTATCGACCTCTTTGAGAATGACTTTGTTCGTACAGCGTTGACCACTTCCTCTGAAGTTGGTCTTGCTAAGAACCCATATGCAGCCGTTGAACTTTGGGATGTCAATGACATTGACGGTGTTATCGCGGGTGTCCCGAACAGAGACATAGCTAGTGGTTCTTACGGCTGGCTACAGACCGCTGGCCCTGCTGCTGTTCTCACGAATGGTACTGTTGTTGTCGGCAAGAACGTAATGACTGGTTCCACAACCGATGGTTCCGTAGATGTTATCGCTGATGACTCAAGCGCAGAGTTCCTCATTGGTGGCGTTATTAACGTAGCTGCTACCACTGAATACTCGCTAGTTGACTTACAGATCAGGTTCTAGGGATTGGTAAGAAGAGGGACACATGCACGATATCTGGGTACCTAATGGGGCCGTCCATAACGGGACGGCCCTTTTGGGACTAAGCGTAGAGACTGCCAAACCTATCATCCACCATAGGTTCACGCTTCGCGGTAAAGACCGATGGGGCGTTACCCATGAGGAAAGGGTCACCGTTGTTCAGCACCCTGATGAGGGGCAGGCCGAACTCGATCAGAAGATAGGCGAGGCTACAGAGAGCTTCCAAACAGCGCTTAGGGAGAAGTATGAGAAGCGACCGCCTACTCTTTCTGAAAAGAAGGAGATAGGTAAAATACTAGATCAGATAAGGATTGCTCGTGATCGCCGACAGAACAGTAGCAATAACCTGATCTACTTTCCGAAAAACTTCTAGAGGGACAGAGGGACATGGCAGACGCATATGTGACACCGGCAGACATAGAGGAACTGGTCAGGGTGATGCCTGAGGCAGGAAGACAGATCAAGATCATCATTCAGCAACGCCTGATAGACCAGCTTGAAGCTGAGGTAGCTACCCTCAGGAATGGAAATAAGGAGGCTAGCCATGCCAATGGTGGGGAAACGGAAGTATCCGTACACGACAAAGGGGCGAAGGCAGGCAAAGGCAGCGGCGACTCGAATGGGTAGCCCTGTCGTTAACAGAAAGAAGAAGAAAAAGACTTACTAACCATGCTGTAGAAGGAGCGCCTCATGGCAGTAATCCAAGGAAGGACTCGCGAACAGCTTCGTCAGTCCATAGGTTATAACCTGGGGGCTATGAGAACCTCTACGGCCTCTGGTGGTAGCACCACGACGGTTGTAGACAATACTATCGTCACTGGTGGAGCCGACCGATTCAACGGTCGCTGGCTGGTTCTTCAAGACGCTGATGCTTCGACTAACGATGGAATCGTCAGGCGGGTTACAGATTCGTCTGTAACGAGCAATGTTTACACTCTGACATTTAGCCCTGCAGCATCAGCGTCAGTGGCTTCATCTGATACCTACGAGATATGGGAAGACAAGTACCAGCCTCAGCGTATCAATGACTTCATAAACCAAGCGATCATCGACGCAACGGGACATGCGTACACATACAAGGAGGACATCTCCCTGCATGGTGATGGCACGACTGCTCGGTTTGATATCCCTACTTCGCTTCAGATGATCAGCAAGTTGCAGTACCGGTCTAGCGTTACTTCGACCAGCATCCACACTTGTGGCACAACCTTTGACGAAACGACTGATGGGGACTTTACTCAGTCCCTGGACACAAAGGATAAGAAGCAAGGCTCTCAGTCCCTGAAGATGGTCATAGCTTCTGGTGCGTCTGCTGGTGATTTTGTGACTGACAGCATTACTAGCAAAGACCTCTCTGGTTACGACACCATCGAGATGTGGGTAAAGAGCACCGTTGCTACCAGTGCAGGGAACCTGAAGCTTCTACTGGATGATTCGGCTTCTTGTGCAAGCCCACTGGAGACACTGAGCATCCCTGCCTTGAGCGCAGATACATGGACGTTCGTAAGAATGTCCCTGGCAAATCCTGAAACGGATACAGCGATTATCTCTGTGGGTCTGGAATATGACGCAGACATCGGTGCCGTCACGGTATGGATCGATGATATTAAGGCTGTTCAGAACGACACTGCTATTTGGACAAAGCTAGACAAGCGAGCCTGGCACATCGATAAAGAAGCCAAGGATTTGATTCTGCATGGAGACGGCAGGACTGCGCTTGGTTACCGTCTAATCAAACTGGTAGGCGGTGCAAAGCCAGCGCTTCTTAGCTCCGATTCAACTGCCAATGAGATCGATGACCAATACGTGATCACAAGGGCAACAGGGATGGCCTTGGCCTCAGCAGGCGGAGGGCCGAGTACCGACTTGGACTCGAACGCTCAGCGGGCTGCATTTTGGTTTGGTCTTGCGGAACAATCTAAGAGAGCATTCCCACTTCTGGTGGATGCGCGAATGGTTCAGTAATGGCCGCTGTCGTTATTGATGACAATGAGATCAGCCTGAATGGCGTCTACTACCCCCTAGCAAGGCCGGTACAGAGCGTCCTTGCCTCGATTTACCCAGGCAAGGTGGTCATTGGCGATACGTCTAAGGATTCCCAACTGCACTCGTCCGTCGTGTCTTGGTCTGACTGGCGAGGAGGCATTGGGATAGAGCGAATGACCGGTGCTGCGGACGTTAACCGTGCTTGGTACAGCACTCTACAGCTACGCTACAACAACCACTTGGTTCTTCCGGGGTTGGCTACCGAAACTGACTCTCCTGACCACAGTCTTTCACTTCCAACCATCGGTGCAATAAACCAGCTAGGCAACGACATCTATGCAGTCTGGAACGGCACCACGTCTGTAGCCCCTAAACTCTACAAATATGCAGAAGCTAGTGATACGTGGAGCCAAGAGGCTCATGCTGGCACGGATCAAGTAACTGATAGTCTCGTGTTTACTGATACAGGCGGCATCACCTACCTTGTCTTTGCCCACTACGATGAAAATGGTAGTGGCTACACCTACAAATCATCTTATACAACGACCCTAAATGGGGCGATATCCAGTACCGGTGCGACATCGGTGCCTGTAGCAGATGCCAGCGGTCTTCTTGCAAACCAGCGCATCATGGTCGGTAGCGAAATTATGGCGATTAGCTCCATATCATCGAACACGCTCACCGTTACAAGGGGACAACAAAGCACGACTGCTGCGACTCATTCTGATGGTGCTACTGTCTCATCCTGGTGGGCAAGTGATACCACTAAGGGCTGCCAATTCGTTACCGTTTGGGACAACAGGCTCTGGGGTATCTCAAACGCCGGTCAACTGTGGTATGCGTACACGATTGGTACAGAGCTTGACGATTGCAAGCTACAGGAGCCTGACGGTTCTGTAACCGCCATGTTTGTAGCCAGGAATGCAAATGGTGTTCCGATTATCTATGTCTCCACGCTCAATGGGCTTTTTGCACATGACGCTGAGAACTCTCGATTCATAGAGACCCAGATGACCTTTCCTACCCATCCCAATAATGGGAGCGGGACTACGAAATGGCGCGATAGCGTGTACGTTCCTTCCGGTTTGGGCATATATAAGTACATCAATGGTAATAATTCAGCCGTTATCACCCCTATAGGGCCTGACAGGGACGATGGAGTCCCTTCTAGCTACCGTGGCACCATCAAGATGCTTGCAGGCACTCACAACGAGCTTCTAGCAGGCATTGATGCAACTACTGCGCCAGTGGCTATAGGTGCTACGGATATTCCTCAAGCCTACTGGAGTGGTGGACACCAGGGTTCAGAAGTAATCGAGCCCACGACAGGGTTTAGTTCTCTTATTGGTTACAACGAGATTGGGTGGGAAACGAAGTGGGCTGGTACTACATCTGGTAGGGCTATCGATACGTTGCACGTCAGCAACCTTTACTCCGGGAGTTCTACCACGATTGACTACCGGGTTTGGTGGGGCTACAACAACGTTATTTACAATCTGTCGTTACATCGCGACATCGTTAACCCTTCTCAACTA